CTGTGGTTCTTGGTAAACGTGCGCCCTAGCTTCTGCACCATCTTGCGCAGGTCACGGGGCTTTGTGTCTATGTTTACGGTAATCATCGGTCTAGGCGGTTAAGCGGAATGCTTTCCTTTTCCTTGTCAGTGACAGTGCCGTCGTCATCTGCGTCATACTCAACGCCGTCCTGAAAAACTGCGTCTAGCTCCTCGCCGTAACGCGCTTTATAGAAATCAATCATCTGTAAAAAGCGGTCGTCGTCTACCCAGTTAGTAAGCTGTGGCAATGCGTACTTCCACAATACGAGATAGGCGCTTGCGCGTGTCCACTGCGTATCTGTCAGATAGCTACTATTCATTTCGCCCGCTATGCCCTTACGGTGCCACCAGCGATTGCGTATCTCGCGCTCAACATCTGCCTGCGCCTTTGCATGTTCAGCAGTGAAGGCAAGAATGCCAAGGTCAAAAATGTCAGGGACAATTGCTTCTAAATCGTCGTCAGTGCTAAACGCCATGTAATCACCACTTCACTTTAGCGGCCCAATAGACTGCATCTAATGGCGTCGCGTTACGTAGATTCTTTTCGTGTCGTGCGTACCAAGCCGCTCGCATGGCCTTGTCGCGTGCAGACTCACCATCCTTTGGCGGGTAAGTCTTCGCGCCTTTAGCGCCAAACCTAATTAACTTGATAACGCCTTTGTAGCGAGCCAGAACCGCGTGAGACTTAGACGGGTGCCGTGGCGTACGCTTTGCCACGTTGTAGTCTTCAAACCTTTCACCACGATAATTGACTGCCATAAAATCCTCAGAGTAAAACGCCCCCGAAGGGGCGTGTACGTCTTAGAGAGTAGCGTCGAAGAACATCTCAACACCGTAGCTGTCATCAAGCTCACCAACACCGTAAACGGCAGTAGCATTAAGCTCGAAGGCACGGAGTGATGCGTCGCGCTGAGTCTCAAGGTTGAAGTCACGCTTCATAGCAATACACATTGCTTCTGGAGCAAAGACCGCACCCTTAGCGTCGCCGTTACCGTCAACAGTGATGTTAGCTGACTGGTATACGTCGATACCTGCCAATGAGCCAACAAAGCCAGAGCGCATTGCTTCGTTCTGGATGTCGCCACCGTTGGGGTTAGCAAATGTGTTGGTCAGGTTAGCCGCCAACTGGTAAGCGTGGTAGGGGTGCAAGACCGCTACGTACTGACCAGGCGCCTTTGCATTGCGTAGAGTAGCCGCAGCCTTGAATACGTCAGCCGCAGTAATCTCTTGTGCAGCCGCTCCCAAAGATGCAGAAAGACCATCAAACAAAGCGATGATGTCTTGGTCCATCTTAGTAGCGATTGCGTTACCCAATACAGTGCCTAGCTCCTGTGCAGGATTACCAGCGCCCATTGCTGCAACGTCAGTCAATACGACTTGCGCACCAACTTCGCCGACAGTAACAGTAACGCCAGAGGTGCTAACAGTGCTTGAAGACATATCAGTGCCTTCAGTCAGGTCAGCCGCCGCAACGGATGGGTACTTAGGTACTTGGATAGTAGTACCAGCAACATTACCGATGTCGTAACGAGTGATAAGGCCAGCCATGAGCGATTGCTCTTCGGCAGTGAAACGAGCCTGCATGATGATATTTGCAAACAGGTCGTCGAGTGTTGAACTAGTTGAAGCCGCCATAAGTGAAATCTCCTAAAGTAAGCGGTTATTTATTTGCTAACATCATGGCACGGTAGGCTTCTCTGCCTCCGTTTTCCCAGTTAGCTTCCATTTCAGCCGCCGACATAGGTTTCGACGTGGAACCACCTACCGCTCCTTGCGAGCCAGCGCCACCAACTGACGCCTTTACGAAGTGCGGGTTTGTAGTCAAGAAATCACCAACAAGCTCATCAACGCTTACGGGGTCGCCTTTGTCGTTGTATCGTGGTGTGCCGTTCGAGTCTACAACCTCTGCTGTGCCGTCTTCAGACAGCCGAACCGCACCACGTACTAACTGCACAACCTGCTCTGCCGATACTGCGTTGTTCCTACTCGCCGCCGATAGCAAAGCACCATCGACTAATTGGCTTTCGAGACGTTGCTTGTACGTCCTAATCTCTTGGTCTTTCTTTTCGACGGTCTGCTTCAGAATCGACTCGAACTCTCCGCGTTCCTTCTGCTTTTCAATTTCAGCTTCTTGCTGACGTTGTAAAAGCTGTCGGGCTTCGTCAAGGTCGATACCATCTAGTCGCTTATCATATTGCCGTTTGGTACGGGCAACACGGTCGGCCACTATTCGGTCGAGTTCCTCTTGCGTAAACGTCTTAGTTTCCTGAACTTCGGGTGTTTCCACTGCGGCTTCAGTTACCGCGTCAGCCATGATTTCATCGCTCATGTTACGAATCCTCTTTCGAGTAGGGTTAATTGTATCAAATTAGCGTGACTTACGCTTTTTCTTACGCTTGTCTTTCTTGTGGTACGGCATACGTTCCTCCTAGTCTACGACAGGCACCCAATAGTGCCGACAGTTGTAACCGCCTCTAACTCTAAACGGGTCGCCTGGCTTCTTACCTGCCCAGCTCTCCGCCCAAATTTCTCGTATTTCGTCGATGCTGTATTCCTTGTCAACGTGCCTCTCACAGAAGTCGCGCGTTGAATCAATAATATCACCCGCATACACAAAGCGTTCAATGCCTGCCTCTGCTGCACTGGCCGACGCTACTGACGCACTGAACTCAAATAGTGCATCGTGCAAGATTGTCTTAGAGTGGCGGGCAAGTGTTGAGTCTAGCAGGCTGTTCAGCTCGTTAAGGCTGGCGCTGAATGGCGTGCCTGTAAGTGTGTTGTTGTACACCTGCTGATAAAGCGCCTCAACAAAGTCATTAGCTAGCTGCTCATGGCCTGTAAAGCTAAAGTTTTGCAGTTGCCCGATAACGCTCTGCGGTACACGAAAGTCTGCAAACTGCGACATGAACTGTTGTGTCAGCTCTACCGCGTCAGGGTACTCCCTAATGATGGCGTCTATTTCTTCTAAGAACTCAGTGCGAACAATGCCGTCTAGCTGTGCGCGTAAGGCAATGGCTGCGTCTAGGTCAAACAGTACGCCATCACGTAAGGGTAAGCCTGCAAGTAAGTCAGTTAGCCTCAACTCTAGGTTAGCAATAGCACGAGACAGCCTACGCTCGTGCGGGTCAGAGATGCCCCCCAGACCTGCTATCAGCTCATCACTGTTCATCTGCTGGCGCTACTGCCGTGAAGTCACCAAGTGCCTGTTGGCCTTGCTCAATCTCAGTGTGTGCCTGTGCAAGCATTTCATCATCGAGCAACAAGTCTGCAATCTGCTTATCGACAGCCTGTGCGAATGTAGAAGAGCGAACGCCTGACGCCTTAGCTTGTTGCAGGTAGCGCAACTCGGATTCGTAGTCGCGAATGTCAAAGCTGTCAGGGTAGCTTATCTCTACTTCATGCAAGTCATGCCCCTGCCACGTACACCACAACTGCCACAACTGTTCCTCGGCTAGCTCTAAGATGTCAGCCTTCTCAGAGAGCTTGGCGTTAAGCATCTGAAACTCTGTTTGCATTGCCACGCCTGACTGTGTGATTGCCTCAGTACCGCGTACTGCGCCCATGTGCGACATGCGGTTGATAGCGTCAATCTTGTCAGTAATAGAGGCACGAATAGCATCAAGGTTAGCGCCGCTTGGTTGCATCTGATACGGCTTAAGTGCGCCGTCCATGTCGTCACTGATATTGATTACAGCGCCAGCACCTGCACTAGCGTCGGTGTCGTAGGTTTTAACCAGTGTAGGATGGTTAGAGATGCGGATAAGCTGCTCAATCTCAGACAGCTCCTGATAGATAGCCTGTTGCATATAGGCCACGTCGCTAATGTCACTGATGCCGATGCCACGTACCACTGAGCGGTTAGACGGTAAATGCACTGCGGGAATCTTGCCGATAGGGTTGTCGATAGTCTCGACCACCTGTGCCTCGTCACCGTGGTAGCGAACAAGCTGTATCGTTTCTCGAGTCCAGATACGGAAATACGTTTCGGTCGTTGTGCCGTCAATGCGGTTAACAGACTCGCGCACTTTCATGTAGGTCAGCTCGTGGCGACCGCTAGGCATTCGCTCGTACTTCCAGTCGTAGACGTTCTCGGGCGTAATCAAAGTGACATAGGGGCGTATCTCTTGCGCTAGTTCTTCTGCCCGTGTGCCTGCTGTTGACTGTGGCTTATCGAGCATAATCCAAACGTGGCCGTACACGCTCGACCATATCTGTGCCTCACGCATGAAGCTGTTAAAGCTCTGCCCGTCGAGGTTAGCGTCCTTTAGAAACGCATTAAGGTCGGCACTGCCTTCCATCTGCTGATAGTTACGCGTAGGCGGTACACGCCAAAGAAACGAGCTGTAGACGTGAACGACGTTACGGCAATGGTTGTCTAGTGGTGTCAGTGCCAGGCGTCGGTTATAGGCGTTCTTGTCTTCGTTGAGGTAGCTGGTCAGATACGAGCCATCGCGATAGTCTTGCCCGCCCATGTAACTACGCAGATAGAACTCCCATCGGTCTACGTTGTTTTCATAATCGGGATGCTGGTACTCGATATCTTCGTAATACATTTACGTCCACCTCTGCGGGGATTGCGGCGCGTTCGCCTTTCTAATTGGGAATAGATACTCCACCGCATAGCCAAGTGCATCGTTCATGTGGTCAAAGCCGTCTTTCTCAGGCTGGCTTGTACCCTCTTTGTAGGTGTGGCGTTCCAATGACTCAATCACCTTTTTGCACTTAGGGTCAACGTATAAACGTCGGACGCCGTCATTAGACAGTAGCCGACTATTTACCGCGTTTATCCTGTCCCTTACTGCCGCATGTGAGTTTCGGACGCGTACCTCGAAACCCGCGTTTTGCAATATGGACAAGTCTGTCCTTCCACCTGCGCTTGTCTTACGTTGACGAGAAGCAGGGTCAGGATATATCACTATTGTACCATTTCCGTAGCGTTCGCGAAGCTCTGCAACCATCTCATCAGTGTTGCTACCAAACATGACGATTTCATCGAATACATGGAGCGTGTCACCCTTGCGTGTCATCAGCACGGCACTCATTGGGTCGAGGTTGAAGTCCATGCCTACGTGTATCATTGAGCGTTCGCCGTCGTGCCGTTTTACTGATTGCTCCCGCTTGAATCCGTAGTAGATAATGCCGCTGTAGTTGACGAATTCGGCTTGGTATTCTTGCTGGAAAGTTCGTTCGTCCAAGTCGGCTTTAGCTGACTCAATTTCTGACGGTGGCACATTGCCGCCTTCAATCGTTGTGTATTGATGCGAACTCCACCCTTCATCTCCATCTAATCCTTTCCCATACAAGTCATAAAAGTGATTGCGTCCTTTCGGCGTGCCTATAAAAACCGCAGAGCCAACTCTATCGCTCAATGAGGGCCTAATGACCTCAAACCACGCCTCCTTACGCATGTCAGCAAACTCATCGAGGACAACAAAGTCGAGTGAGCGGCCACGTAAGTTATCAGGCTTTTCTGCGCCTTTGAGCGCAATCATTGATTCATTTATCAGTGTAATACTCAGAGCTGATTCGTTGGTTCGCTGGATATACTCTTTAGGAATTTGCTTGATAAGCATATCCCAGGCGATTTCTTTAGCAGCTTTGTAAGTAGGCGCGACATACCAAACATTACGCCTATGCCCCATCAGCGCATTATTAAGCAGCTCTGCTGTGCTGAGGAATGTTTTCCCAAAACGCCTGCCAGCAACCACAACGCGAAATCGACTCGCGTCACGAAAAATTTCACTTTGCGGCTTTGTTAGATTCATTATCAGTAGTCAAATTGATTACAACAGGCGGCAAATCCTGCGGCTCTGGCGCAGTTTCCTTCCAGCCAGCTTGTGTTTTCAAGTAAAAAATTTGGGCTGTCGTATTACCTTCAGTGGCGCTCCTCAACAGGCTTTGACTGACCCGGCCAATCGCTTTGGCTCTGCCTCTTTTATAGGCGGCAGAAACATTTTCATCCCGACTGATGATGGCTCGCAAAGTGCGCGCGGGGATTGCTAAATAATCTGCAATTTGGTCTTGGTTTAAAACAGCCGCCAGCGTTTCGATTTCACGAATTTGGCCGTCCTCTAATTCAGTTTTAGGCCTGCCGCCTTTTTTCGTTGTCATGCTCATCCCCTACAAAAGCCTGTAGTGCGTACCAAACCAACGAATTGCGATAACCGCTATCGTGTGTGGTTTGTATTGGTGTGACTGCGTGTGTGTTGCGCCAAGCTGGATAAAACAAAAGGCTGTGCGAAGGCATCTCAAAACAAGCATCATAGTCGGGAACATACAGACAGCCGCCGACTGAGTTTTCCCGCATAGTGTAGATTGCATTGAGGGTTTGCCTGACGTTTGCCCTATCGCGGTGAAATGGCGCAGCGATATTAAAATTGCTGATGCTGCTGGTGAATAATCTACCGAAACGCCATTGCTCATCTATTTCTGCAATCGCTTTTACGTGCTCATCATGCAAACTTGGTAAATATTCAGCCATCAGCGCGTCTAGGCGCTCTGTCGCCATGAGCATAGCTTTGACAAATGTTTTCGCATTTTTCTTCAAATGGACGCTACTGCGGTTTCTATAATTGCGCCTCATGACAGGATTCGGTGGGACGCTACCGAGAATAGTGCTGTATTGCGCCGTTCCAATTCTTTGCGCTTCAGCCCTGCTCATTCCTGCTTTAATTGCTTGTAAGACATCTGCGCGCTCCATGAGTGTTTTGGGCACTCTTTCTGAGCGAAACTCAGCATTTGCTACGCTCATAATTTTGACAAGTTTTTCATCATGGCGTTTCACGTCAGATAAATACACGCCGACGATTTCTGAGCCATCTTTCAATAGGCATGATTCAGTTACATTTGGCTTTATGTATTCGCATTGCGAACCGTTACGCCGCTCATGTGAAACTTGTTGTAACTGTAGCTCAATCATTCGTAATGTTGTGCTTGCGCTTCCATTCGATAATTTGTTTTGGGTTGTTGAACCTGAACTGCAACTCTGCCTCTGGGTGGCAGCCTTTTTTTACTTTGTGTCGGAACAACTCAGGGTATTTCGACATCAAGTATTTGCAATCAATGATTTTGCGAGGAAGTCTTCGCTCATAGGTACCAATGCCGCCTATTTCATAGTGCCCCGCGATTGGTTTAATCCATGAGTTGATGAGCACGCAATTATTTTTTACAAGCTGTGATGCGCAGTAGCCAAAATCTTCCATAGCTTCTAATGCGGTGTCATATCGAAGTCCAGCAAACTTTATGGCACACGCTTTGCTTATGACGTAACCGACAGCCTTGTATTTTTTGCTATTAAAATAATAATTATCGACAGTAGCATAGCCAATATATTCTGCGCGTATTGCATCAGCTACTGCGATGTCTTTTTGCAGCAATGAGATGTATTCAGATGCTTCTATTTGTTGGGCGAAGGTTGCTTGGTTTATTTCAGGGTCATCCACTTCGAGTTTTTTTTTGTCGTAATGCTCGTCAACGACACGCTTCATAGATTGAATATTGTCATCTAAAGAAACATACCATTCTCCGCGTTTAGCTAAATTATCAACGACCCAATTCCTATGATTAGTGACGCCGAAAGGAGCGCCCGTCACAATAATTTTAGTTTTATCGACTCGCCCTGCCTTGATATAAGCATCGGCGCATTCGTTACTGTGTAACAGTATTTTATAATCGATATTGCTTGCTTCGAGCCAATAGTGCGTTTTTATGCTTTCGGCCCTGTTGAAGCTAGGAATGTATATTGGAATCATTGTTCAAAAGCCGCTAAGGCATCGAGCACAATAGCGCCGATATACTGCCCCTCTTGGCGTAACTTTTTAATCAGCCGTGTCGCGCTTTCGTAATCCGCTTCGTCAAATTCAATCTGTATCGCACGCTTCACATCCGTGGCGATTTTTTCAACTTGCGAATCGAGTGTTTCATCGAGTATGGAATAATCAATTTCTTTCTCAAACTCAGGAATTACGTCAAACCCAAGTAAATCGACGTTGAACCCATCAAGCTCGAGTGATTCGATTTCGAGTTTTAGGTTTGCGTCATTCCAACCGGCATTCAATGCGAGCTTGTTATCAGCGATTACATAAGCTTTTTTTTGTGAAGGCGTGAGATTCTTGAGGACAATGGCCGGCACTTCATTCAAGCCCAGGGCTTTTGCCGCCAGCACCCTCCCATGACCTGCAACAATACCGCCTCGCTCATCAACCAAAACAGGATTGGTAAACCCGAATTCTTCAATGCTCGCAGCTATTTGCGAAACTTGACGCTCACTATGCGTCCTCGAGTTTAAGGCGTAAGGGGTTAACTGTTTCGTATCGAAATATTCAATAGATAGATTCATATTTTATAAAGGTGACGGTAAGCCTTCGGCCCAATAGAGGCCATGTGTTTGCCCGTCTCTTACTTCTCCGCGTTTGATGTCTTGGTCTGACATGGGGTATGTCTCCACTGCCCCGTCGTCAAATGCGACGAGGTAAGTGCCTTCATTCCTTGGCATACTGCCCTGTACTACGGGCCGCCAATCTATAGTTACCGTTTGCAACATATAGTGTTCCCCCGTGCATATTATACCAATATATGCGATTAGCGTGCGGACAATAAATAACGCCTATTTATTTGGGGTAAAAAAAGCCCGCTAAGTGCGGGCAATGCGTCTCTACGCTGGAAATTTGTACCTGACTATCTCTAGTGGTGGCTCGTCGTTGTCCTTGAGCGGCACTATGCTGTAGTCAAATAATATAGCCATGTCCTCCCTGTGTCGGTTAGCCATAGCGTGTGCGGCTTTGACTGCGATGATGGTGTCCTCAATCTCGTCGCTGTTCATCTGTGCAAGCCGTTTCGTAAATCCCTCTAAAGTCAGGATGTCCGTCCCTACCATTTGTCTGCCCCCATAGCTCTACAAATTCGCAGTAAATGTCCTGTTGCGCTACCGCATCGTCGTAATCACTGCGCCCTACTATCCCCAGAATGAACACCAATATAATCATGCCCACTAGAATTACTGCATAAGCGTCCGTTGATAATTCCTTCATACAAACCCCTCACTTTTGGATTCTTGCGTAGCTTCTCTAAGGCTACGGTTTCGATTTGCTTTACACGCTGACGTGATATGCCCATAACTGCGGCAACCTCTGTCAGTGTCATTTGCTCTGAAAATTTGCGCATTTCATAGCGCCCCGTATTGTTTGAAAAAATCAGTAGCTAAACCATAAAACGCTATGCGCCATTTATCAGAAAAGTCGATGCGCTCAAGCACTTTGACTCGCCATTCGCCTGCATTGTTGCGCAAGATGTTGTAACGGTACTCTGTGTCACCGTGTATGTCGTGGCTTTCTGTTTCTTCTGCTTTATCGTTAGCATTCAAAAAAGCTTGGAAAGTCAGGTCGCCACCTTTGACAAGCGCATTCGCCAGTAACTGCGCAGCACCTTGCGGATAGCCGTCCCAATGATGGTAAGCAGTGTGACCAGTGTTGAAACGATAAGTTGCTCTTGTTGCCATTTCCCTTCTCCTCAGTGGTTATGTAAGTAACATTACTCCCACTACTTGCCCGCTGCAAGCACTTTTTTGCTTTTTTTTGTTAAATGCAAAGGGTGAATCAACTCAGGCCTGACACAGTTGTTTTCAATCACCCGTAGTGGCGAGCGATTTCTGCAACAAATTGGTCTTCGTTCGGATGACGTGAAAGGCGCTTGAGGTATTCCTCTTCGCCTATGCCCTTGTCTCTACCTAGTCGATTAAGTAGCTCTGTGATTTTGTCAGTTACGACGATGTGGTGACGCTCGCCGAAATACTGCCGCTGGCTTTGTATACACATAACAACATCCCCTTGTTGTGTGCATATTATACCATACGAGCAATCAGTTATACGAAACAATCACGTAGTCAGGGTTTCGCTCTTTCTTGCGCACTTCTTCGCGGTAGTGCTTGGCTATTTCGTTGCGCACAGCCTGAGTCATTTTTAGCCTGCCACGCATTTTTTCTGTCAGTAGTTCCAGATGGCCTGCGCCTAGCGTAATTTCGAGCCAGCCTGCAAACGCCAAAGGGTTTTCAGTGAAATATCGGTGATGAGAATGACAAAGTGTCACTGCATTATCCATAGAGCATCTGACAATTTTGTTTCTGCGACCGTAAATGTGCGCGCACTCTAATGACTGGTCAGTACCGCAGTAAAGACAAGCGCCATCTCTAGCTCGTACTGCCTTGCTAAAGGCTATGTCTGCGTTTGTTCTGCTGATTGACATAATAAGTCTCTTTGGTGAATTGACGCTCGCGCAGTATGGCCTTTTCCCAGTTGCCACACTCGCAAAACCAGCCTCGTAGTTTGCCGTTGTCGCCAGTGAATTGCGGCTGCATACCCTTACCGCAGTCAGTGCATTTCACGGTCGAGTCGCCAGTCGTCAATAGTAGTGAGAAGCGCCGTAAGCCATGACGTTGTAAAAGAGTCAATATCGACATCAATAGTAATTCCCTCGGGGCAAGCGACCTCAATGTAAACGTCGGTCATGTCATTGTTGCGCATGTTAGTTGTTGCCGCTGTTATCGCATCGACTCTGCAAACCACTTGCCCGCCGTCAGGTAGTGGCATAGAGAGGATAGGCATTTTTTCAATCACAGGCGCGGCCTTACGGTAGTGCGGTGTACTTCGCCCTCTAGCTTATCGTATGTAATCACCTTTGCGCCACGCTGTGACATCCAGCCGCCACGAGCCTCGTATGACGACCTGCCAGTGAGAGACGGGTGCATTTCGGCAATAGCTCCGCCGTCCTCTATCACTCGCTCATGGTGATAATGACCCATGTGGATATAAACACCTGATGACGCCTTGCCCCACATTTCTCGGAATCGTGGCTCGCTTGCGAATAGCTTGTGTAGGTTGGCCAGCTTCATCTTGTGACCGTGATGGAAGCCCAGCATACAGTTGCCGTGCAGATAAGCGTAGTAGGGAAACGGGTTGTCGATGACCTCTACGCGGCTATTCTCAAACAAGTGCTTAATGTACTTGCGTAGCCAGACGCTAGAGCTAATGTCATGGTTACCCTCTGCAACCACCACCACAACGCGCTCAAATCGCTTGAGCATCATTTTGACAGCTTCCCGTACTATCGACATGGCTACGTCTACAATCTTCGTGTAGCGCGTATCAGCGTCTAGTACGTGAAAATTTCCGCTGGTGACTGGTTGGAGGTTAATGCCATCGAAGTGGATGAAGTCCCCTAGTATGTTTAGCATCCCTGTTTTAGAGTTAGGACAGGCTGCAAGCATGTCGTGCATAGCGTTAAGGAATATGTCTGCGGCTATCTTAGTATCAAAGTTGTCGCCCGTCTCGGCTTCCCAACATGCCGAACCAACGTGAAAGTCCGTAATCGTCAGAAGTGAAAGCAAGCTGTCGTCTGATTTTTTTGGCGGCTTAGTAGGCTTAAACGGCTTAACAAGTTCGAGGCTGTTTTCCATGCGCTCAACTAACAGCTCTAGTTGCCGCTCTTTGTCGCTTTGACTCTTAACCCACTGGCCTACAGGCTTGCCCTCGTCGTTGTAGTACGTCGAGACACCCCTGACTGTAAAGCCGTCAGGTACTGGGTGCGTGTAGTCATGCTCGGGGCTATACCCTTGCTTCGCGGCTACTGCCCTAACCGCCGCAAGGTGCCCTCTTACAGTGCCACGACCTAAACCCAGCTCTTCAGCTATTTCTCGCTGACTCTTGCCTTCTTCTACTCGGCTGACAACTTCTCTCTGCCTTTCGGTCTTGCAAAACTGCACAAGGCTCATGCCTCATCCCCCGAGTTTGCGGTACTCCGAATTGGTAGGGTGTGTGAGTTTGACCCCCAGGTCGATACACCATGCCTCTACTTGTTGCATGAAGTATAGCATTTCTCCCCTGTCTAGCGTCGAAGTGCCGCGTACCTGTGCGGGTATCGTCGTATTGCCGACTTCTACATCCCCAGTGCCGAGGAATTTATACTTCAGCATGAGCTTCAATTCGTCCTCAGTGCCCGTGAACCCGCCGCGCTTTTTAAAGTGCCGTGTCATGTCTCTGACCCACACATGGAATAGGTCGTTTTGACTAAGCGAGCGACGTGGCTTGTACTCCTTTACTTGCCACGCTACAGGTTTTTCCCAGCACCATTCCGTTTCAAGAAATTTCTTGAAGGCTTCCATGCGGTCTTTGATTTCTATCGGGTCTTTGATTAGCCAGAACTCGCCCATCATCTCGTCACCCTCACACCTTCATAGCTCATGTACTGCCCGTACTTCTCAAGGCATGACTGCCTAAATGCTTCGCTTTGACAGAAATCGTTGGTCAGGTCATCGAGCTGCGTCCACTGCTTCATCGGTATTTTGCCCGTCTGTTCTTGCTCCTGCTGTGCAAAGGGGCTCCCGCCTTTCTGATTTGCGCGTGAAAGCCAAGAGTTAACAAAGCGGGGCATTCCCCGCTCAGTCTTACGCTTAGGCTCGTTCGAGTCTAGCCACACAGCCATGACGTTAAGCTCTGCAAATACGTCTACGTCAGGGTAAGCGTGTTGCCACCCTAGTAGTTGCTCGTCTGTTGGTTGCCAGTCTGTGCCATCTTTGCAAATCATAGCGACGCCATCCGTGACCAGCACTTAAAAAGGTGCTCCACCTGGTCGCGATTAGTAGGCGTGTCCTCCCACTGACCACAGAAGTAACGGCGCATTTCGTACACGTCCATTGTCTGTGAGTTGCCATACAAGACATAGGCGATGATATTGCTACTCATGGCGGTTAGGTTTTTAAGCAAGATGTGCTGACCTGTCGTTAGCTTACCGCCGACACTTTTCCACTCGACGACTAAGAAGTTACCTTTGATTTCGACAATGCCGTCTATGTCGCCCATGCTCATATTCCTAGGAAAGCAGTGCTGAAAGTCCCAAAGCCTTGGCTCTACCTTGTCGAGGTAGCAACCTTTGTCCATGCACTTCCAGCGCATTTTGTAATCATCTGCTGACTTTACTGCGTTCATACCCTTCTCCTTTTTTTAGACAATAGGGGTCATTAGAGGCGGTTGTTGCCCTATACAAGTATCTAGCTAGTCCATCATTCATACAGTATCAGTGCAGAAAATTTACGGCTCTGCCAAACCGCGCCCTTACTACTTGGCAACATAACCACTGTTCGTCCCCGCCTCTAAAGGTCGTAGGAATGAATCGGCTTTCGTGAGCGGCTGCACCTGAGACAGCACTATTTAACTAGGCTCGACTAGGCGTACTGAGGTGGGATGGGGAGTTATGAGTATACAGACAGCTAGATTGCTGTATAATTTTCCTCATCCTATGTACGCAAACTAAGGATGCCACAAGCGTAAACCCTTCCGCAAGTGGTCT